TACTGATTAAGTCCAATTGTTTTCGTTTTTGTTGCCATCAAACCTACCTCCTTTAAACGTATATTTCTAAGTCCTCCCAAGTAATGAACATATCGTCCCAATTTTTAAATTTATAGTTATAATTATCGAACATCTGCCACTCAAGGAAATCGACCATAAAGCCTTGATAGTATCTTTCGAACTCTCTCCAAGTAAGATTTAAATTTTCCCACTGTGTCCAAGTCTTGTGATACCTTGTACATTCGTCCCAAGTCATATAAGTGAATATAAAGTCATACGTTAGATGAGCAGGTTTAACCCTTTCAATCGCTTCTCTAAGAGCTGGCAACGTGTCAGGCTCGCCCCTAACTCCAACAAACTTTATTGTGAATTTATATTCGCTATTCTGTTCGGTTACTTCACACCGACCTCCACTATATCCTTCTGCAAGGCTTTTAATTGCTTTTACTGTTGTTGTTTCTCTATTCTGCAAAGCATTTAATATATTCTGCCTTCTTATCCTTGTTTTCAAGTGTCTCGATATTGGAAGACCTGCGAACTCCTCCCATTTATCCAATCCCCAAGTTGCCGAAACTACAAAGAATTGATTAAGAATATCTTGGAAGGCTCTTTTTCTGAAATCATCTTCATTTTCTAATGCTTGTTGAATTAACTTGAATGTTTCATTGTCTCTCAGTAAGTTTGGGTATTTTTCTATTAACAATTAGATCACCCCATTCAATGTTATTGTTCCTGTAGTCGCTACCTGTTCAGCACCTATATTAATATTAGTAGTTTGGTTATTAATCTTAACTTCTGTGCAATCGACTATAGAATCGCAATTAACTAGCAAGGCGAATATATTAGAATATAATACCTTGTCTGTTACTGTTAGAAGGTATTCTTCTAGCTTTGTTAATACCTCAGCTTCTGCCTGTTCTTTAGAGTATGCCGAATTTAAAGTAATATTCGCAGCGATATTAATTTTTAACTCTGATGGAGTAACAACTGTAACTGTCGCTCCTATAGGTCTAACCTCTTCTAAATATGCTTTACATTTTTCTATAATTTCTTCTGACACAGGTTTGTTGTTTCGCCCTGCTATAGCAACTTTGACAGTCCCAGGACCATTCCAAAGTGGAGTAACTTTAGCGTTGTAAACTCCGTCGACTTCCTTCGCCCATTGCTCATAATGTGCCACATTCCCAGAAGTTGCGTTATTTCGTTGTGTTTCATAAAATCTAGTTCTTAACTCTTCGTCAGTTTCTCTATCTATTCCACCTTCAATTTCTGTAGTTGCTACAATAGATTCAAGTCCTGTTATTTCTTCTGCTATAAAAAAAACGCTCCCTATAGGAACGTTATAACTAGCACCAACACCATTTGCTTGTATTGGAGATTTATTTTCTTCTGTTGTTTCAGAAATTACTATATCTTTTATAACTGAATAATCTAATCCGTTTATACGAATTATAGAGCCATTGTCAATTCTAGTCCCTACAGTACCTTTAAATTCAACTTCGCCTGTAGCATATTCTCCATTTTTTCGATATATTCCAAACTCATTTACCCTTTTATCCAAATAGTCGTAATAACCTTCTTCTATAAATGCAAGTCTAAACAAGTTCATCATATCTATGTATAATTTAGCTTCTTCAACAGAAAGAGCCGATACAATACTATTTGTTATCGACCCTTCATTAACTGCTAATTCAGTTTTCTTTATATTTTCATCGTTTAAAATTCTATCTTTTATAACTTCGTATGTTTGGTTGCTATACACTTAATCTCACCTCCCCATATACTGTAAATACAGTAATATCAATGTGAAGTGTATCACCTTCAAACGTTATAGAGTTCTTTCTAACGTCTGTTAGATATTCATTAATTAATAGTGCTTCCTTTATGTATCTAAAGGCTTCACTTTCTGTAAGTCCTTTTGAAAACCTCTGTCCTATTAGTTTTATTAACTCCGTTCCATAGTCCCACGAAAAAATCTCATGTTCATATCTATTAACGTGTAACGCATGATAAATCCATACTTGCAAGGCTTCCTTTCCTTCTACTATCTTAAAGTCGCCCTTTTCATCTCTTATAAATTCATCTGTATCAAAATTCCACGCGATTTCTTTATATAAAGGTAGCTCAGAGTTATTCTCTGGAATATAATCACTCTCTACTCCAACAAATGGAAAAAATGTATTATCTGCCATTAAACCTTCACCACCTTATCAACTACAATGTAACTTTCGGCAACTTGTAGCAATAGCACCTTGTCGCCACCCTTTAATTCAAATCTATATTCAGAATGCTCAGAGGCTTTCTTTCTGTCTTTTAATCCCTGTGCAATATACAATTCTTTTTCTGTAAGAACTATATCTTGGAATTTAACTTTTAGATCAGGCAACCCTGCTATCACTTCTGCAAGAAATACCTCTTGAATATTAAAGTGTTTACCCTCTTCTCGCATTGCTTCTATTAACTCGATTGAAGGGTCTTTCGATTTACTCATTTTTATAAAAACCTCCTTGCATTATGATAGTCGCCCCTGCTAGACAACTTGCTTATTTTAACAACATCGCCTGTCTGTGGTGCATGAATAAATTCGCCACCACCGATATATATTCCAACATGATGAACTCCATTTTTATTGGCAAAGAATACACAATCCCCAGCTTGTAGGTTGCTTTTAGAAACTGCCTGTCCATATGTAGACTGTTGTTTTGAAGTTCTTGGAACTGATTTTCCCATCTGTTTAGCAACCCAATAAACAAGCCCACTGCAATCGAAGCTATTTGGACCAGTTGCACCCCATTTATATGGTTTGCCAAGCTTACTTTTTGCAAGTTGTACGGCTTTACTAGAACCACCTTCTGTATGGTATCCTGTACCATTTCCGATAATAACATATCCGTTACGCATTCCAAAATTATTCATTTCTGTGCCAGAAGGTAATAAAAGGTCGAATCTATAAACTCCATTTATTATTTTTATTGCTCCACCTCGGTCATTTACTCTAAATGTTTGTCCGTCGTATTTTGTACCTGTTCCAACAATCTGAATTAATGTGCCAAACGGAATTTCTGGAGGTGCTGCACAAGTCTTCTTGCTATAATCTATCTTTTCGCCACTTGCAGTTGTAGAGCCACCACCGATAGAGCCTTCTGCTTTAGGACAATATGCCGAATATCTAGCCTTAACCTTTTTGCCATTAAGGATTTGACCTCCTCCACCACTTGTTGCTTCATCTCCTTGAGTAGGTTCAGTTATTTCTTTTTCGTCCATAATATTTTCAAAGTTTAATTCCATGTCAATTTCATAGTCGCCACCAGTCCAAGTATGCTTGTCGCTATCTATAAAGAACTTTCCTACAAGTCCTGTATGACTGTCTTTCACATTCACACCGAAGCCACTTATACAAGTAGTATCTCCAATCCCTGTAAGACTTGCACTTTTCTCTGGCTTTGTAATACCTTTGTTATTTGTGTTTCCACCTTCTGTTTGTTGCTCGATTTCATTAACTACAACTTTGTATAATTTTTCTAACTCTTTATCTATCTTTTCAGAAACTTTATTTCCGTTTTTATCCGTCACAAGTACCCTTGTAACCATTTTATCTAAGCTAATTTTATATTGCGTCTTTAGTAGGTTTTCTTCTTCGTTAAACTGTAATTCAAGAACCTTAACACCTTTTTCAATTACATTAAATTTATCTATATTTGTAGTTATCATATATTTTTTATTTGTGCTTTTAGAAGCCTCTGTATAGGCTGACATTATCACATCGTATCCACTACTATTAGTAACTACCTTCGTATATTTCTGACCTGTAGCAACAACGTTTCCTGCCTTGTATCCAAGCTTTTTAATAACATCTTTTGCTACTTTTTCAGTTGGAACATTATTAAAGTTAAATGCGACCTTATTTTTTAATAGAAAGCCTATATCCTTAGAAGTGTATTTAACTTCATTATCAGAACTATCCTTGTCTACATCTATCAATATGCCCCTAAATAATTCTTTTCCTTTTTCAAAAAAAGAGACTGTATCGCCCTCAGTTATTCCCAGCGATTCAATCTCTTTGTCATATACTGCCTGCAATATATCAAATTCTAAAGTCCTTGAAGCCGACTTAATATCACCACTCCAAGTAATTTTTGTAACTGCTTCTGTACAATCGACTATTGTGCCACTTTTTAAATGTACTTTTAATTCTAAATCTGCCATTTTTTAACTCCTAAGGTATTACGAATTTCTGCCCTGGATAAATTAGACTAGGGTTTTTAATCTTATCTTTATTGGCATTAAATATTTTATTGTAGTCGCTACCTTTTCCATAATACTTCTTCGATATATTCCATAGGCAATCACCTTTTTTAACTGTATAATATCTAATTTGTTTGTTAGTGCTTGCAGGCTTCGAAGGTCGATTTCCTTTGTTAGCAGTTGAAGGCTTTTTCTCAGCTTGTTTTTTAACCTTAGTGAATTTAACTTCGTTATGTTCTTGTAGGGATATACTATAATATACATCGCCTGTTCCATCTTGTTCTCTAAAAGAAAAACTTTTAATTCTACAACTCATATTAATATTTGTATCTGTTATTATATAGCGAAGGACTGTTCCTTCTTTAACCCACCTTTTAATTGTGTCAACGTAACTGTAGGGGTCGGATACATTATTACAATTTGCATAAGGTACATTCGGGTCAGCTGGGAAGAAAGATTCTAAGGTAGTAGTTTCTAAATCTTCACCATTAAAGACATCAACCTTTTTACCCTTAACTATTCTTTTGTTATCATATTCCCCAGCTACCTCAACTTCAAATTCTGAAGGTAATACAGGGATTTGTAAACTTTCGCTATCACTTTTTAACCAAATTTCCACTATACCCCACCTGCCTTCGCTAATCTTATTTTTCTATTTATTCCACGAATAATCTTGTCTATATCAGCTTCTTCTCTAACAATTATAGTGTCAGCTAGTTTAGAAAATACGATTCCTTTATTCATTCCACCATTTCTATATTCGTCGGCTTCTCTTCTACTAAGTACTGTTTCTCCTTGGTGTAGTCTTGCTGGATAATTGTCATACGGAACCCTTGCAAGCCCTGACGCATGTCCCCGTCCTTCATCTCCACCACCAAATATTTTATTAATTTTAGCAGTTATTGGATTATTTTTAATGAAGTTCATTGCACGACTCCAAGCGTCTCGAAGTGCGTCAACTGCCCCTTTTACAGTTACAAGCATATCACCTAATGTTTTTAAAGGTGGCTTTATAATCGCCCATGCAAGCTTCAAGGCTGTTCCTATTAAAGTCCAAGCTAATTGCCAAGTAGTACCAAGCAATTTAATTATAGAAGTTATTACCCCAGCATTTTGACCTATGAATTGTAATATCTTCACTACAATTGGTCCGACTGCCTGTGCAACTGCTCCTATCATCTGGAATACTGTTTGAATTACTGTTCCAAAGATTGAGAATATCCCCATTGTAGCAGGAGATTTGTTTATAATGCTGTCTAAGAAACCATTAAACATTTGTCCTAATGGTGCTAAAGGTGTCATTATAGACTGTAATCCGCTACCAATTAACGGAGCCATTACTTCTATAGCTTGTGTAACCTTAGTTAGTCCTCCTGCCATACCTTCAGAAAATGGCTTAAATATATTCTTTATACCAACTTGAAGGACACCTTGTAATGTAGACAATGCCCCTGGAAGTGTCTTTGACATCTCGTCAACTAAACCACCTTGATTTTTAGCAATACCTTTTCTAGCTTCATCAAATGTCTTGTACTGTGTTCCAAGCATATTGTTAAGCATTTCCATATTGCCTGTGCTAGCACTAAAGAAGGCTTCTGCTACTTCTTGCTCAGTTCTCATATCACCGACGAAAGCTTTTGTATTTCCCATTAATGCAGTAATTTCTTTCGCCTGTGCCATATCCCCTTTAGATATCATCGCTGCTTTAGTCCCAAACTGCGCGACCGAAGCAGTACTGAAAGGAGTTTTATTCGCGTACGATTCTAAATATTTATAGTAGTCGTCAGTTGCTTTTTTTGCTTGTTTCTTAGTCTGCCCAGCATTCTCGAACACTCTGTTTATAGTAATCTTTTGTGTTTGTTCTTGTCCTATTCCTTCAAATGCAACTTTTGCAACTGCTGTGAACGTGACTCCTGCTGCTAGGCTCATTAATTTCCCTTTTATTCCTTGTAATATAGGACTCGCTTTATCTCTAACACTAGTTGGAATAACTTTTTCTTTTATTCCTCTTAGCTTTCCTTTAATTTCTTCTATTTTTGCCTTCGCATTAACTGCGTCTACTCTTATATTAGCTTTTGTGTTTTTAAGGACTTGTAACCCTCTCTGAATTGTTTTCATTTTAGGACTTGCTTTGTCCTGTAATGCAGTTAAGAACTTAATCTTACTATGCTTTTTTGCTTTTTCAACTGCAGTCAATACAGGTTTAATCTTATTAGAAACATTGTCTTTAAATTCCGTTAAGAAGGTTAATTTATAGTCTGCCATTTTGCTTCCTCCTTAATCTTCAAGTCCTTCGTAAGCTTTCTTTCGCTCTTCTGCTTCAATTCGTGCGAAGTAACTTAATAACTGTACTTCCCCAACAGGCATTTCATATATTTCTCGCATTGTATAATTCTTGTTATTAACAAAACAGTAGTACATTAGATAATACCTATCAGAGAAGTTCACTAGTTTTTTACTTCTGTAAACATATTTCCTTCGTTATCACCTAGGTTTTCAATTAAATCGAATAGGGTATCTCTCTCTTTTTTTGTAGTAAGTTTGTATAATAAATCAACTGGAGTTCTAACTCCAAATTTTTTCATTAATTTTTCACTTTTAAATAAAGAAGCTCCGTCATATAGCACGGTTTCTATTATTGTTAGATTTTCCATTTTTATAGAATCCATTTCTACTGTTCCATCTGCTTTTATATCGACACAAGTTTTATATATACTCTGATTAAAAGCAGGAAGCACTTCTTTTATCTCAACGATGAAGTCCTGTCCTATCATCTCAGACAAACGTTCCATTTTTATGAATTTACTAGCACGTCCAAACTGGCTATTGTCGACCTTCATTAAAAGATCTATCGCATTTTCTTTTATTTCTTTCACTTCCTCTATAGGATTAAAAGTTTTTTTAGATTTATTTCTGTTATTATTTGCCATTATATTTCCTCCTAATGTAAGAAAGGGACAAGAAAGTCCCTCTGATTATATTAAATTAACTGTTTCTACACTTTCATATGTGAACGGTAACTCTATTTCTCCGAGTGTGCCGACCTCTGTCTTTATCCAAGTCAAGTCGTCGAAAGAAACACCATTGTAGATTATTCTTTCAGAACCTAACCCAGAAGGGTCTTCTAAATTTGACATTAAAGTAAATCTTGGTTCTGCAACATTCCCTGTACAGAAGTCTTTTAACTTTCTTATAGCAAAAGAATTAACTTTGTATAAGGTTAAAGAACCTTTCCCTTCTATAGTCATAACTTTGTGTTTAACTCTTCTATCTCTTACGACTTTTATACTTTCTTTTTCAAATTCGTCTTTTATATCTATTCCTTTAACCTCGCATAGATATTCTCCGTCCCACCATATCTCACCATACGTTCCACTTTGTATTTTGGTAGCGTCTAAAATTGGATTTATCTCAGGCATATATTACACCTCCACAACTATATCGAAGTCTTCCATTGCGTCGATTGCTTTAACTTTCATAGTTATAAATACAAATGTGTCTGTATCTTCCTTTTCTATTTCTTCGTCAGTCATATCGTCAACTTTCACTCCGATAGATTTTAAATATTCTTTCTGCTTTTCAATGTTTATTTCAACTGTAGGATTTTCTTTTATTAATCCTTCTGTTACTAATTCATTTAAGAATTTTTTAATCTCATTCATTAATAGACATTTGTTACTGTATTTGTTAGGAATCTTTCCTATGTAATCATCTATTATTACTTTTCTTACAGAATTATGTATGAAATCGTATGTTTGTACGATTTTTATTTTCTTAAATGTTTTACCTTTGTTTTGGTTATCTGTAGTAGTTAAAGAAGTAACCCCTCTTGGTATTCTTATCGCTCCTGCTATGCTCATCGCTATTATTTTTCCTGCGTCTATTGCTGTGTTTGCGTCAGAGTTAGACATTTCAGGAACACCTGTCGCGTCTGTTAATTTTGCATAGGCTATAGACTGCGAATAAGGTGTCCCAGCTATAAGACCAGCTATACGACCACAATATTTCGCCTTGGATATCTTTTCTCCATCGACCTCTATATTATCAGTCCACCATTCCCATATATAATCTTTATCGGAAGGTTTAGAAGGGCTTATAACTGCACTAACTGCGTTTCCATTTTCCCTAACCTTTTCTATAAAAGCTATTATTTTGGCAACGTCAGATTCAATCGCTTCTGGATAGCAAAGGATATTAAATTCTTTGTTTTCAAGAGAATTTAAAGCTATTTCAGTTGTTCCCTCGCTAGAATCAATTACGCATAATACAACTTTAGAAGGCTTATAGCTTACTTCTGTAATAACTCCACCTTCGTTCTTGTCCTGTGTATTGCCTAAAAAAACAGACTTAACAAGTTTTTTATTATCCTCCGTTAAGTCTGTTGGTATATCTTTTTCATTGTTTATTGTTGTCACTCCGACACTATTCGTGTCTTTTAATATTACTGCAACTATTCCTCTTCCTGCTCTAGTCTGTAGCCTTTTCGTTATTTCCTTAAATTTTATGCTAATCTCTGGAAGTCCCATTATCTTACCTCCTTATCGTTAATAAATACATTTTGCATTAATTTCGGTTTCTTAAATTCTAGATCTTTCACGTCATAGAACTCTAACTCAATCGAATAATGCAAGTAGTCGCTAATATCATCTTTTAAGAATTTAATATTGTTGCTTTTAATATTAATTCTTCTAGTTTTTTGCTTTTGTTCCTCAGAATATATCTTCTCAGGAACTGTTATATAGCCATTGAAGAGCTTGTCTAAATCTGTAGCCATATCATAGATTTTAGTTTTGTCGTCGTGTTCATCTAAAAAATATTTAATATCAACGTAAATAAGTCGATAATTAATATATCGCCTGTCGGTCTTGTTTATACTAGGATTAATTGACACATAAAAGCATTCGCCATCGCTCATTTCTTCAGAATTAGTGAAAATTGGAATATTATTGTGTGAACGAAAGATTGTTTTTGTTATTGTGTTTAAAATATCCTTATATTTAATCATTTTCTAACCCCAATTCTTTTATATAATAGCTTGAGTAATAGTCCATATTACTTTTAATTGCGTTCATTGTGTCCCTTAGCATATAAACACCTTCTACAGGTGACCCTGTCGCTTTTCCGTCTTTTCTACCACTTCTTACAACCTTATCTTTGTTGCCTTTTCTTCTCTTTTTACCTCCTCCTCCACCTTTTCCACCACTTCTGACACGATGACCGTACTCAACGTGTGGCGCGTATTCCATGTCGTTGAACAACATTCCTTTTTTACCATCAACTTCAATATTCCAATCTCTGTGAAGGTCTCCTGTATCTCCTACAGGAGTTTTATTAACAACCATTTCATTTGCGTCAGACAGTATTTTCATATTTGTTTTTTTAGCTGCTTCTTCACAGTTCTCTTGAATTTTCTTCAAGTCCCTTATTAAATCGTCAATATCTGCCATTTTTATCGCTCCTTAAGTTCTAATGTCACTTCTAAATGGTTAGAATATCTGAAAGGTTTAGAAGCTTGGAAATAATAAGTATCTCCATAATGATTTACAGTAATAAAATCACCCTTCTTAATATTCGCATTTGGATAAGTAAAAAGAGTATATGTAGTATAAAAAGATTGCATTTCATTTTCTAGTAATACAGGCGACTGTTCTTCATCTATGCGACATCTAAGACCTGTTACCACTTTTTCCATTCTATTGTCAGTCACGCAAGTATCTGGATTAAATACGCTAACTTTCCTTTCAATATCGCAAGTATCTGTATATAGTACTGCTAATATATCAGCTTCATTCATTAGTAGAATCTCAACCTTCTGTGTCTGTTCATAGTTGCTTTTTCTTCTTTAGAGAATAAACTATCACTAGACATTTTATTTCCGAAGTTAAAAATAGCAGTATCGCCGACCATATCTTGGTAATTAATAGTAGTCTTTCCTGTAGTTATGCTTTTAACCACTCCTGCAGGGGCGACCTGTCCTCCACCTTGTGACTCATTGCTGTTCATTTCCTTAGCTTTTATTATCGCTTCTACCTTAAATACTGCTAAAGATAAAAGAATTGTTGGCAACTCTTCAGGCTCTTCAATGTGCGTATAATCTCTTATTGCTTCGTTTACTTTGTTTAAGTAAAAAGTAATTAATTTGTCTTTCGAATCATCGTTTAAATTTAAAAGCAGTTTAACCTCTTCTAACTGCTTATTCATCGTCTTTTTCTAACAGTTCTATTAACTGTTCTTTTTTCATTTCAGAGTAGCCTATGAACCCTCTTTTCTTTGCTATTGCTCTTAAATCTTTCAACGTTAATTCATTATAATTTGTAACTTCTTCTGTTACTTCAATATCTTCTGCTTCTATTACAGTTTCTTCAACTGTTTCAGAAGGCTCAAGGACTAAAGCCTTGAACCCCTTCATTTCATACATTTTTAAAAGAGATGAATCTATATCTCTTTCTTCATTTGCTCTAATTACTGTTATTTTAGACATAAAAAAAACACCTCCTAAGCCTTAGCCTCAGACATATTAGCAAACATTAAAGTCTTTTTATTTTCTAATATGAATAAATCGTGGTATCTTCTATAGTCAGACTTCCAAGCGTCCATTGACTGGTTTTCGTCTGGTGTAAATGTTCTGACTTTATCCTGTTTTGTAACTGCTATTGGAACAGTCTTTCCAATCGCTATAAAGTTACATTTTTTAGCCGAAGAGCCTTTAGTGAATCCTCCTGCTTCTTCGCTAGATCCTCCACTGTTTAATTTTATGGCTGAAACCATATAATTAGATGGAGTAGGTATTAATATACAACCGTCAACTGCTGGAACTGTAGTATCTATTCCACCATTTTTGAAAGTAACTGTTGTTATTTTGCCTGCACACTGTTCTTCTAAAGCTAGCTGGAAGTCGTATGTACAATGCACTACTATTTCACCATTGTATCCCTGTTCTCTTAATACTTTTATAGCGTGTTTTAATTCTGAAAGTGCATTTTCTTTTGTTATAGTTACTTCCCATTTTGCGTTTGTATCTCCTTCACCAACTGTAGTTGCGTTGGCTATACATTTACTTAATCTGTATGCGTCTACCTCTGGAACAACCTGTGTTCTCTGGAACTCTCCCATTATATTTCCCATAGTTGCGACATAATTAGATTCATCAACGTCGTGTCTATCTAGGCTGAAACTTCTGCCTCTGTCCTGTGTCATTTCGTATGTTTTGTAAGTTATAGTCGCTTTTCCACCGACGAATCCTGTGCCTGTAGTTCTTCCATAATCTGCAAGTCCGTCAACTGTTATTATTGGTATTTTTATTTCTTTACCACCGTTGTATTTTACCTGTCCTGCGTTCGCGTCCATCCAACCTGTTAACATTGTATGCATCATCTGTTTGTCTAGTGTCTTCTGGAATATCGTTGCGAACTCTATACTATTTAATCTAACTGCCATTTTCTATAACCTCCTTAATTTCCGAATACTGCTTTTTCTAATTCTTGTGCTAGTGCTTCGGCTTCTGTTATTTCTCCACCTTTACCCCCGTTTGGAGTGTATGTATAAGTTGGAGAATTTTCTTTTCCTTTTTCTTCAGAATTAAACAAGTAGGCTTTTTCCTTCTGCACATTTGTAAGCTGCTCTTTTATCTCTTTTGTTCTGTCCTTAGAAGCTTTAATTTTTTCAAAATCTAAATTAGCTTTCACAGACACCTCATCTCTGACTTTAAATTCATCAAAGTTAGCTTTTAGGAAGTCGTTAAATTCCTTTTCTTCCTTTTCTGCCTTGTTCTGTTTTTCTAGGTTTTCAAATTTAGATTTCCAATCATCTCTTTCGGCTTCTATTTTTTTTACGTCAGCAGTATCGCCTAACTGACTTTTTAGATCTTTAACCTCATCTTCGAATTTTCTAGCTTTCGCCTTTTCTCTGTTTATATCATCGCCATTCATTTCTAATATCTGGTCGATAACATCAGCTTCAAGACCTAAATTTTTTAACTCGCTTCTTCTCATTCCTTTTCTCCTTCTTACTACGCTTATTTACGTCAGTTGCTTTGACTTGTAATTCGTAGTTTTACGTCATTGCGGACTAAATTTTTGCATAAAAAAAGCACCTTTCCGGTGCTAATTATTTTTTATTATCTAATTCTACTCTTTCTATTTTTTCGTCATTAAAATATAATTCACTTGTTTCTAATTCGCTTAAAGGTATATCATCCATTTTATACCTCCTAATTTTTTACATAAAAAAAGCAACCTTTATAGATTGCTTAAAAATTTATTATTTATTTTCTAGGTTCAAAATGTAGACCTTTATTACATTCTTTTATATCATTTTCACTCATATACAAATACTTTTCTGGTATTCCATCATCAAAAGCTTTACACTTTATATAATCTAACTTCTCATCATAACCTATAAAATGTTTACAATGTCCACATCTTAATACTTTAAATGTTGGTGTACCATTCCATCTTTCTGAATTATATATTTTTTTATTGTCTATTTTGATATTTGACTTAGCCATATTTTATTACCCTCTTTCTTTTTTACTATAAAAATACTATTTCTTTCAAATACTATTTCTTTTTCTTTCGGGTTATATTCTCTCATATCTCTACCAGTTTTACTTTCTATAATAAGTTGAACCTTCATTGAATCATCATATATTTCTGTAGCCGTTGAAGTATAGGAAGGATAACAAATTATTTCTCCTTCAGAATGCTTAGCCATAAATGTTTCATACTCATTTGGATTCATTTGAAAAGATAATGATCTATATACCTCACCTTTATATTTATCTAATTTCATAATAGCATTATCTAAATCTATTATCCATTCTTTTTCTTCTTCACTTAAAGGTTCTTCATTTCTAAGTTTATCATTAAGAAAATAACTTTCAAAAGATATATATCTATTTATAGCTCTAATATCTTTCTCGTTAATTTTATTTTTATCTTCTTTTTTATCATCTTTCATAAAAGGAACAACTGTACACCTACAATTTGGATGAAGTGGAGGAAAATTTTCACCCTCAACTGCTTCACTAAGTTTTATAGGTTCTTTTTCTGATTCTTTATGTACCTTCCGACACCTTTCACAAGTCCTATCTTGTCCTATTGCTGCTTTGTACTTATAATATTCAAAACCTGTATCTTTATACTGTTCTAACTTAGCTTTATTTACTGCGTGCGACCTCTCAGTCTTAACTACACGCATTATATCATCTTTACTACCTTCCATACGTTTTGAAATTTCATTACATATTCTTTGACTTGATTTCCCTTGATAGATACCTTTAGTTAGTTCATTCCTAACTACACCAGCCAATTTATCACGATTAGACCATATACTTTCTGAAAAATTAGCACCCGACCAAGGCTCCATTAATATTTTTGTTACTCTCTCTTTAGCTATGCTTTTAGTTGCTTCCATTCCATAGGCATAATTTACGTTTTTAGCACTATCAGAATAAGCATTCACAACACTCTTTTCTAATAACTCTTTAACTATATCATTTGAATATGTAAAACATTTATTCAGTTGTTTGTTGACTTGATAGGTTAATTGCTCAAGCCTACTAATACGCGATTTCATAGCTAATGTATTAAGTTCAAGTAATAACTTTTCATCACTTGTCTTTTCTATTAACTCTATATATTCGCTTAAATCCATTCTCCATTCATAAAACTCTTTGGAAGTTAAGTATTTTATAGCTTCAGAATAAGTTAGTTTGTTATCATTAGCATATCTTTGAAATAAAGTCATAATATCTTTTTCCAACTCTTTAAAAGTATCTTTATATATTTTATTGAGTTGTTTTTGAATTATTTTTTCATCGCTTATAGCTTTCTTTTTATCCCTTAATATTCTTTTCTCCCAATATTCGGCATTACTCTTCATTTATATCAACCTCTTTGCCACGTTGATTCATATCTGGATAAGAGTTAAACATATCCATTTTACTTTTTTCCTCTTCTTCTAATAATCTTTCTGCTTCGTCTACATCGTCTACCCAAGGGTGATTTTGAAGTATAAGTTTCTCTGGAATTATTCCAACTGACTGAGTAGCAATCTGAGAAGTTTCTAAATCAGAAGCAATCATATTTCTTGACCAAACTTGAGATATTTTTTTATGTGGTAAATGATAGAAGTCTAATATTGCTTCAACTAACTTATTAATAGATTCTCTGAACTCTGTTTCAAGTAGACCAGCTTTTAACTCTAATTTACGATAGAAGAATTTCAACGCAACTCCTGAAGCATTTCCAAAGTTTTCGTTATCTTGTTGCAATCCTTGACCACTTTCATATATTTGTTTTTTAAGTAGCTCTAATAATGAATTTCTAGCTTCAACAGGAATATCAACTGATAAGGTTTCAACTCCACCTTTTCCTCCGTCTCCGTCGTCCTCTAATATTATTGTTTTATACTTTTTAACACTATTTAAGAAGTCTGATGAATTTCCGTCATAATTGGTTATTATCCAAAGTATTTCTTGAATATCTTCTATGTCATTTGCATAACCCGACACTACTCTGTCATATAAGTCAACTAAATCCTTATATTTAATTAAATCTGACGTTTCATCAGAATTATTAGCGAACGGAATAAAAGGAACTCTTCCAAAGTTGTGTCGTATTCCTTTTAATTGGCTTTCGTCCTGTCCGTCTATCGTATATCTGAATTTATATTGGTCGAATGTGTCTTTAGTCCAATCTTCCACAACTATAAATTCAACTGCAGCTAAGTTGTCGTCGTATTCAACTGTTTTATATGCTCTTAATACTTCTACTAACTCTCTTTCTAGCTCATCTGAGTAAAAAGGAAGTATCTGTTCACTTTCTACCTTTTCATACTTAAACTCGTTCTTTTCGTTTGCCCAATAGTGAAGCCAAGAACAACCTGTATTACTTGCTTCTACTCCTAAGTCCTTCATTTTACGAACAAATTTATCTCCTAACACTTCTGTTAATTTATCGTTTATAACTTCATTATCGTCAACATCAATCATAATCGGATAAGTGAACATATAAGCAACTTTTTCATCTACAAGTAATTGATGAAAGTTGTGTGATATTCTATTATCTGCATTACGCATTATATTTTTTTCATTTTTAGGAACAACTCCTCTGTTTTTTATATCAGTAAAGTTGTTATAATACTTTTTCCCTATTGTTATCGAATCAATGTTCGTTAGTCTTAATTTAACGTAATTTCTTAACTTTCTTTCGTTCATATTACCCTCCTTTCTACTCAACTCTTACACCTTTTTTATATGATTTTTCAACACAACCTGTAAGCGCGTCTGGTGCGTCATCGTGTGCATTTTTACCCTCTCTTTGATATTCATACAATGCCTTGTAAAACTCTCTCCATTTGTTTTCCCACCCAACGGGGAAGAATACGTGGTTCATTACATAAGGCGAATTAGTTAATATTCTAGCTTCTTTGTTTTTCTTCTGGTGGAATGTTTTTATAATGGTTTGATTGTCTGGATATTTTTCCTCTAATATCCTTTTGACACTTCTAGCAAATCCACGACCACCATTGTTTGATTCTATGTCAGCTCTTTTTATATCGTTTCTGTATAATAATTCTGCAGTTTTAATTTCTGTCGTTTCCATACTCTCTTTTGTGTAGAGTACATCTAAAATGTAAATATCCTTGTTATATACTCCGTAACAAATTGAACATAAATAGTCAGCTCCTGTATCTGCAGTATCTGTATAATTTTTAATTGCAGTGAATAAAGGTGTTCCTGTTGAGTCGCAAGGTAATTTATCATAAGTTAAAAATCTTTCATACAATCTACCTTTCATATCAATCGGCTCTTGCTGGTAGTTGGCGCTTGCTATATCTTGCCCCATTGCAGCGACCTTTAATTGGTAACTTCTTTTACTTAATACCTCTTCACACAACATTGTTCCGTCGTCTTGTAAGGCTTTCATATTAATGTGTCTAACCTTCATTCCTATTTCATTGAAATATTCCAACACACGACCCGCTAAGTCTTTACTCGACCAACGTGTCATTATAACTATTATCTTTCCACCTTCTTCTAAACGAGATAACATTGTATTAGTAAACCAATCCCAATGTTTTTCAAGAGTATTCTCATTGTAGGCTTCTTCTGCATTCTTAATTAAGTCGTCTATGATTAATAATGAAGCACCAAACCCCGTTGCAGTTCCTCCTGGCGCAGTTGCAAGGTAATTGTTATATGAACCTTCTAAACTCCATAAGTTCATCGCCCCATCTCCACGTTTAATCTTAGTATCTGGGAATATATCAGAATAAACTATCTTATCTTTATCACCTTTCATCGCTTGAATATCGTTTCTAACATTCTTAGAGAAAGTAGTTGATAATGTTTCATTGTACGAGCCTGTCATTATCTTTTCTTTTGGATTTTTTCCTAATATCCATTCAACGAATAATCCTGCAGTCCTTGACTTTCCATGTCTTGGTGGAATATTAATAACTAACACATCGTCATTACTTTCATAAAACTCTTGTAAATCGTTGCATATTTCAACCAAATACTTTCTATTTTCTTTGTAAAAATCTGGTGAAAGTAAGTGGCAATAAAAAAAGAAGTCGCGTCTTGCTAACTCCTTCTTTGCTCCCATTACTATATATTCTCTTTTATCCATCTTGTATCAACTTCTTTAATTCTTCCGTTGTTAGATCCTCGTATGGATTGATATTATTGTTATTAACGTTAGCTTCTATTCTTTCACTCCACATCATATGACGTTTACCTATTAATTCAGCAGCTTTTAACCTGTCTTTAGTTGCGTTTTCATCGTCCCTCATTGTACTTGTTAAAAACTCCATTACCTCTTCTTGGTCGGCTATTTTGCCTTTATCAATCTGTTTCATTCGTTCTTCTATATAATTTTTAACGTTAGCATTAGTTAACAATCTACTTGCACTCGCTTTTGCTGTTTCATCGTTCTTTATATTCTCATATGCTTTCTTGTATGCGTCCGTTGCATTCCCACTAATGATATATTCATCAGCGAATTTCTTTTGCTTAATTGTTATGCTCACAAATATATCACCTCCATTTTTGCATAAAAAAAAGACAACCTATAACAGTTGTCTCTTTCCAAATTAAAGCAGTAGGACTTTACTTGTCAATTCTTACAAATACTATTTTATCACCTTTTTTAGAATAAAAACCGTCCTATTACCGAACAAATACCGAACAAAACCTGTCCTATATTTCTAAAAACACTTTTAATTCTTTTAATGCCTTTATTCTAATCTTTTGCAAATATCTTTCAGAATATCCTAATTGTTCTTCACATTCTCTCCAAGAAGATTTATAAATATATCGCATTTCTAAGACTTTTCTTTCATAATATCCAAGTTCTTTTAATCCTGTGTCTATTATGTTTAATTCGTATTCTTTCTTTCTTATCCTACGCTCTATTATCTTTTTCTCTTGTATTAGCTTTAAGGTATTATCCTCGACAACTTTTCTAGTATTAGAAGACTGAATTTTCTCTGAGCAGGCTAATGCAGGAAGTTCTGTTATATCTTCTGCCAATACATCAACCTTTATTTTTAATTTTTTTATTTCCACTTTCAAATTATTATAATTTTTTAATTTGCTTATAACATCTTCTAACTGCATATTACTCCTCCTAAAATTTATTTAATACAACCCCAGCTAATAACAAGATTGATATTAAGAATATAATTGCTCCTACTATGCGACCACCTCCTTTTTTGCGTCCCTCCTTTTCTTCTTTAATTCGTCGTAATCAATCCACCCTGCTGCGTTTCCGTATTTCTTACTTTTAGCAATCCAATATAATTTCTCTTTATATTTATATTCATACATCTTTCTTTTAATGTTACCCTGCTGCGTTTCCATACCCTTCACATCTACTCTAATCAATTCTCCTGTGCTTGTTTTGAATGTGAAGTCAACTGTATATGTAATAGGTCTAAATGTCTTACCGTCCTTTTTAAAGCCTTCCTGTAGAATTAACTTTTCTTGTAGAATTATATCTTTTATTTTCCCCTGCTCTTTTAGATCCTTTAGATATATATAAAATTCCCCTTCAGCTTTACTATCGAATTTAATTCCATCTATAACTATTTTCTTACTGTTATATTTATTAATAGAAATCACCTTCTTCAATTCTATTCAACGTTCTTTCATTTTTCTCTTTTCTAATTTGTTTAATCTTATTGTTTAAATCTCTATCACCAAACAAATACTTCAACTGTTCAATCATATTAAACACATCTGCAACCTCTTCAAGAAAGCTATAATCTAGTTCTTTTGTGTCCTCTTTTAATACTCTGTCACATTCATCTGACAGTTCTTTTAACTCCTCTTTTAACTTTTCTAACTGTTTTTCTTTTCCAAAATATTCGGCTATAAATCTCGCGTACATTTCTAACATTTAATCTTCTCCAATCTTAAAGGGTAGAAATTAATCTACCCTCATATACTTATTCTGCTTCTTCTAATACCTTAAATACGGCTTCCATACTGTCTGCCATTTTGTTTATATATTTGTTTCTAATACGTTTGTTCCTTCCATTTAAAGCCATACCACGCAACATTCTAAACGTTTCTATATTCTGTGGAGTTATACCGAATACTCTCTGTTGTTGTGTTACTGTTATTTTGTTTACATTTATTTTGTCTTTGTATTCATCTCTTAATGCGTTATAAGTTGCTTTTGTGCGTTCAAATCGTGCTGATTTTAATTCTTCGATTTCTTCTCTTAACTGTTTATTCTCTCTATCTATTGCAACTACATCGTGTAGCAATTTCCTTTTTTCTTCATTTTCCTTCTTTCTTATTTCCTTAATCCAATTTTTAAGCTTTGCAATTTCCTTGTCTTTTTCTACCCCTGCTTTTATGCTTATACCTAATGCTCCTTCTTTTATTTTTATTTCATTTTCTAATTTACTTATAGAATATTTAGTCGAAGATTTATAAGCATTTAATCCTAGATTTTCACTTTCTAACTCCTGTATCTGCTTTCTTAACTCTTCATTCTCCTGTTTTGCTTTTCTATTAAATATATCTAGCATTCTATCGCCTCCCGTCTTGCTACAGTGTAATAATATTTGTTTAACTCTACCCCGTACTCTTCTTTGAATCTATCCATAACCTCTGCACGTGGTAGTCCTGCTCTTATCCAGCGTGCCACCTCGCTTTTGTGCATATAAAAGACATCTGAATCTGTAAAATATTCTATTCCTTCTTCTTCGCAACTCTCTTTAAACAATTTCATTACTGTAGTCTTAGATATTGTCATTCCATAGTCACTTTTTATGTTTTCTATAATGCTTGTATAAAAGTTCCCAGCTAACCTTTTATCTAGTATGTAAGCTTTTAAATCTGCTTTGTTCTCGGGTGTTCTTAAATACTTTCTAACCCCTGTTTCCCGTTTTTTAGTTTTCTTTTTATTTTCTTCTTGTTCTTCAACTCTTTTTCTATCCTGTATCCCCAGCATTATTTCACGTTCATTAATTGTATTTATATCGAATATTTCTCTAGCTTTTTCGTAACCTTCTTTTTCTATTAGATTTTTAAACATTATCATTATTTGTTTGTCGCTAAAATCTAAGTTAGTTTTTAAAAGTATTATTTCAACAAACTCTCTTTTTATTATCCTTTTAGTATAGTTAGAAGAACAGAAGCCCATAGCTTCTATTCCTCCTTTTATAACTGTATATTCAACTTCAACTCTTATTTTGTTTATCTTTCCTTCTACATACGTTAAGTAGTATTTTTTATCTCCGTATTTGGCTAACATTATATTCAAACCTCCACCCATATTCATTTTCTAGCAATTTTTTTATTTTCTCTAAATTTGGCTCATCATTATCTTTTCTCGTATCGTTTAATAGCTTCGCAGCTTTATTGATAGCTGGTATTAGCTTTTTATTCATATCGTATTCCATTATATAGTCAGACATACGAATTATTAAATCTGTTTCATTAATCAATTTCACCCCTCCTAGAATGGAATGTCGTCATCATCAACGGCTCCGTATCCATTTACATCTAAGCCTGCAGGAGGAGTATATTCAAAGTTATCTGCGTCCACTTTATTGTTAGCTTTTGTGTCCCCACCCAATAACTCTACATTTTCTACGTTTACATATACTTTCTGTCTAGCTTGTCCGTCTTTTTCGTAAGGATCTATTCTCATTTCCCCAACAACTAATACTGCTTTTCCTTTTGTTAAGTAGTTTGAAAGCTTTTCTCTGCCCCATAACTCGCAATTAAACCAAGTCGGAACATCACCTTCTCTTTTATAATTCTTGTTAACTGCTAATGTAAACTTAGTTACATTTCTACCATCTGACAAATATTTAAGCTCTGCGTCGCGTCCTAAATGTCCTGTTAATACTAATTTATTCATTATCTTTATCCCCTTTCAATCTTGGAGTTATTCCATCATCTCCAAGTAGCAAATATTCAACCCCTGTTTCTTTATCTCTTATAATTGTTATGTCGTGGCAATAGTAATTAGTAGTTATTTCTTCCTCTCTTTTTACTACTTCAAAATTTTTATTTTGTGGATTTTCTACTGTTTCTACATCTGCACAACCTACAAGCCCCATTGCTATAGTTATTCCAATTGCACTTAATTTTAATTTATTCATCTATTTAACCCCTCTTTTCTTATCCATTACCTTTTCAAATCTAAATATCTGTTTTGCGTTTGGATATTTCTTTGTATCAACCTTACTAGCAAACATCTGAACAGGTCTTGCATATATGCGACCTATATTCTGCCCTGTAGTACAAATGTATATTACAAGCTCTCCTTGGTCGTCAAAGTATGTATAACGATATTCTCCGTTCTTTTCTACTATGTTCACTTCATCTCCATATTCTGTGTGTGTTGCTTCCATACCACCTTCAAACATCTGATTATTGTATTCGTGTCTATCTATGTATGTTGCAGTAAATAGGGTTATATATTTAGATCCTTTAAAATGTTTGTATGTATGTGGTAAGTGTATTTCTCTTTTCATTATTTTATTTCTCCTTTTACTTTTTTATATAGCTTGTCAACCTCATCATCTGACATTAGTGATACTTTTATTAATAAACTATGATTACCTAACTTATTATTTAATTCATTGCATTCTTTGTACAAATTAGGTCTTTGTATGCTACAATTGCTGCAGTTAAACTCTTTACAAGCTTGGTAAAGTTTCCAACACTTCCCTCCCTGTATTAGTTCTTCACTTTCAGTTTTACAAACTTCCCAGCGGTCTTCAGTTATACTTTTTCTGTCTGATATATCTATGTTTATTTCACTCCCAACACTTGCACATATTTCGCCATCGCCTATGTAAACATAATCCCCTTTTTTCCAAGTTTTTTCTCTTATTCTTTTTCCGTCTACTAACTGTTGTAAAGCTTCTATATAATTCATTTATCGCGTCCTCCTATATGTTTAACGCGTAACGCGTGATAGAATTGTTAGTCCCAGCACGCGCACGCGATAGAATTTATTCTCCTTTTTTAAACTCTCCTATAACTTTTTCAAACTCTTCTTCTAGTAGTCTGTTACATTCTTTTTCTATTTCTTTTATTCTCTTTCTTTTCTTTATATAGCCAACTCCAACCCTTACAAGTACTGCTACAAACATTATTGAAACTATTATAGTTGGAATTAATATTGCTATTACAAATGCGTAAAATAATATTTGTGTTATTGACATTCAAATTTCACCTTCTTTTCTATTAATATTTGATAGGCTTCGTTTACATCTTTGAAGCTCCAATTTTCTATTCTTTGTGGATTATCTAAGTAACCTAATTGTCTAACTTTTATTCTGATTTTCTGATATTCATCACAAATTTTATTAACATAGCATTCCTTACAACTTGCATTTAAATTGTGGCAATACATTTTAATCGCTTTTCTTTTCCGTTCGATTATCCTTGTATCGACTTCTGTCGTTGCATCTTCCCACTCTTCGAATATTAAATATTCTATTGCGTGTGAATATATTTCAAGCTTGTACTCACAACTCATTTCTGACATCTTAACTAAAAATACACAGTCTTCATAAACTATATATTGGCTTGTGCAACCTTTTGGTCTAACTTTCTTCCCTTGCTCTTTAGCAAGCTTTAAGGCTTTGATTATATCCATCTATATCTCACCTGCCTCTTTTAAAGTGTGGTAGGCTTCAACTATCTCTTTTAAACTCCAATCGTCAAGTAGCATTCTAAGAGGACTGTATGGCTTAGTGTGACAAATGCGTCTAATTTTGCACTCATAACAATCGTCACAATCTGCATTTTTATCACAGTATCTAACTATCTGAAATTTCATTGAATCTATTTTGTACTGTGTCTGTTTGCTTGGTTTTTCCTTTACAACTTCCCAATCTGCTAAAATATCTTCTGTTGGTACATAACAATACACATAAGAACCATTAGAAATTTTATAGTATTTAAAAAAACTTCCATTTTTATATTTAATTACCTGACAGCCCCGACCTACAGGTCTAACTTTCTTCCCCTGCTCCTTTGCTATCTTTAAAGCTTCTACTATGTTCATTACCATTCCTCCTGTTCTGCTGTTCTAACTATCTTGTAAGCCTCTTCTATATCCTCATTGCTCCAATCATCTAAATTGTTTGAAGTAGGTGCTTGATATTCTTCACAAATATCTTTTATAAAACATCTATCCGCACATAGTGAATTGCTATTGCAATATCTAAGAACATTAAATTTCATCACGTCTAAAAGTAAATCTTTAGTCTTCATAAAACTCCAACTCCTCTGCTAGTATGTCCTGTATCTCTTCTATCTCTTCGCTTAGTCTAGTTAGTTGAAACTCATCTAACCTTCCTTCGCTTATATCTTCTAGTAGTATTCTTTTTAGGTCGCTTAACACTTCTCTGTATCTTTCGTAACTCATTTTCTCCACCTCTTTTATTGCTGAGGAAGGATAACCCCTCCCCAGCTTTTATATTATTTTCTATGCAATTCATCACCTAGAAATCTATGTATTTGATAAGCTTCTGCATAAGGCTCGTTTTCTTCATAAAACATTTTGTCCCATATATCAAACAATTTTTCCGTTGGTGCTTTTACTGATATATCATCAGCCTTGTTGCTTGCTCTTTCTACTATCGCTCTTACTGTTATATATTCTAAAAATTCTATTGGAACACCACTGTTATTTATTGCTCCTGTTATAGCTGGGACTATGTCATCTAATAATCTGTCTGTTAGCCTTAAAGCTAACTTTAAAAGCTCGTCCCTGTCTCCGTTCTTACTTGCTATTAATTGGCTTGTACTTTCGTTTCTTATCATTATTCTGTCTCCTTTCTATCCTTCACCCAATCTGGATTAACAAAACCTACTACACATTCATCTTTATCGTATAAAGTAACCCAACGATTTTCAGTGTTATATTTCAACTCTCTAAACTTAAATAACTCCAATTTTAATTTGTTTATTCCTATTAACTTATCAAATGTACTATATACATTTTCTTTTATCTTTTTACCATCTTCACTTTTGCAATATTCTAAATCCATAAAGTGGAATCCGAAGTTCTTTCCTAGATCTGAAAGTACTAAGTTTTCACAAGTGTTAAACTGACTTAAATCGAATACCATATCATTTTCTTTTAGAATATAGATAACACCTAAATCCCTATCGTATATTCTATAAAAATCTTGTGTCTTTCCTGTATAAATATTCACCTGCTGTATTGTATCTATTTCAACATCACGTCTATGTTGGATTATATTAACAATCCTTTTTAATATCTTATCTGTCATTGTCTTCGTCCCCCTACATTAAACTGCCTATTATTTGTGAAATCATATAATTTGTTTCCATTTTTTCTTTTTCTTCATCTCTTATATTTCTTTGTATTAGTGCTGCTTTTGCTTCTACATATATCGCAACGCTTGTTCTTTTTAGTAATTTTTCTTTTTTTTCTTTGGTTTCGTCCATATCAGCGACTATATCTTCAGCAGTTATTCTTATTAATTTTTTCATTATTGCTGTATAGCTTGCCACTTTCTGTGCGTTGTTTAATTCTTTATTTTCCTCAATATTTACATTCATTTCTCCTGTTTTTTCATTAAAATTAACTACTAATTTCATTGTCTTGTCCTCCTGCTCTAATTTATTTATAGCTGGGGAGAATTAACTCCCCTGCTTTTATTCATATTTCTTTGCTTGACTTAGCCTTATCTTTTCTTCTAACTCTTCCTGCGAATACTGACTTACTGTTTCATTAAAGTTACTAAAGCCATTTTTCTTTTTAGCTGCTTGGCTTGTTTCTTTAAAATCGCCCTCGATTGCCCTGTACAAATAACCTTCTTTAGATTTCAAATTCTTTGACTCAGTAAGCCTTATCTTTTCTTTTAAGTAATCTATCCCTTTGCCCTTGTTGACTAGTAGATTGATTATTCGCATTCCATATTCACTACAGTAAGAATTACCTAAGAAGTCTTTTAATAAAGCTATCTCTTTTTCGTGCTTAACCTCCACCCCTGCTGGTGGTGGTTTAATCTCTGTATTAATCTCTTCGTAATCTCTGGTATTGGTTTGTTGGTTTCCCATATATGCATTTGTTGGTTTCCCACATATGCATTTGTTGGTTTCCACTAAATGCATTGTATGGTTTCCAACAAATGAGTCATTGTAACACATTGAATACAATAATTGGTAATCTATTGTGTACCACTTTGTTCGGTCATACCCTTTCTTATTGAAATTACCTGTTATCAGCAACCCTTTTTCTTCTAGGTTTTTAAATGCCCTGCGAAGTGCGTCCATTCCTAAAAATGGGAATGCCTCATCATGCCATTTCTTCATACTGTTAAAAGTCCAATACCTACCTTCTTTGAAGTTAGTTCCATTTTTCTGATTAATTCCCAGCCAGTAGTGAATTTGCTGGAGAACTATTGCTTCATTAAGTCCAAGCATTGTTGCAAGCTCTATATCTATCACTATCGGCTGTTTATTTAATAATGTTCCTGCCAAGATATCACCTTCTATTCTTTATCTGGCAATTTTTCATATCCGTCTAACATCTTGTTAAACTCTGCTAATGTCATTTCTTCTGCAGTCTTATTTAGCTTTTTAGCTATGTGTTGTCTAACCTTGTCTTGGCTATATCCTTTCTTAGCACCTAATTCAAATAGTTTTTTAAGATGTTGGTTTGTCATTCCTGTAGAAGTAGTGTTTTTAGCTTGTGTAGTAGCTTTTCCGTGGTCATTTGTTGCGTCTGCGTCTTTTGTATCATCTATGGCAAATAAACCGTTTAACGCGTATTTTCTAGCATAACTTGACGCACTTCCTGTTATCTGAGATGAATCCATTCCCTTTTTAACTTCTTCCTCTCTAGCTAATCCTTCGGCTTCTATTTTTTCGCCAGTATCACAATCAACGAATTGTACTCTAGCTTTTATATAATGCCTTCCTTCGCTATATTCGTGTGAATCACTTAATAAGACTAAAAAATTATATTTTTCTTTTAAAGGTCTTAGTCCTTCAAGAATATCCTCGCAACTTCTATATTTATATTTACCGAAGTTATTGTATTGATTCTTAGGTGCTTTTAATTCGACTTGCACTCTATTCATCTTCTGCCAAACGTTCAACTTATCTGCCATTATTCTTCACCCTCTTCTTTTTCTTTTTTCGCTTTTGGTATTGTTAGACTAGTTTCTAAGGTTATTTCAACTCCGTCTAATATCTCGCCTGTTTCCTTGAAGTGTTCTTTTATCTTCACTTTATCTGCGTTTATAGTAGTCTTTTGTATTAAGTAGTCTGCAGGTAGTTTAGTCGCGTCTAAAACCTTCACTACAGGTTGCGCCTTTCTAACTGTTAGATTACCGAGTACTGTTTCAACTCTCTTTTTACCTGCTCTTTCTATACATTCTTTTGTGTATCTTTTTAGATCAGCGATTTCTTTTTCATCTTTTTTGTTTAATTCCTGTAATCTTTTTATTTCTTCTTTTCTGCTGCTAACTATAGCTTCTTTATTTTTAACAAGTTTGATTATGTTTTCGCCCTTGTTCTGTATCTGTTTTTCTAATATATCTATTAAGCCTTTTATACATTCCTGAGATTGTTCTAGTACCTCAACTTCTAATGCTTTTTCTATATCTTTTAAATCGTTTGTAAGTTCGTATAATGTTGACATGGTTCATTTCCTCCTGTTATAATTTAGGTAATATCTTTTATATATTCTGATTGAACAGACTACAAGTTGTGGCGATTTGTAGTCTGTTCTTTTTTTATCTTGTTGAAGCTAAGATATCTGCTATTGTTTCCCTCTCGGCTTCCCACATTTCTTCTAGAAACTCCCAATATTCTTCGTCGTATTCGTTACTCATTGGACTTCACCTCCTTTCTTAACGCCTTATTTTCGTGATATAAATCCCAACCTAGCTCGTGATATTTTAAATAGACTTCATCAAATAACTTTTCCTCTGCGTTCCAGAATTTATTTATTCTTTCACCGAAATTATCTGAATACATAGCTTCGTTTAATTCTTCTCTAACCTTCTGAAAGGTTTCTCGAATTTCATTTGTTCTACCAAGAAATACTTTTATATCCATTTATCTCACCTCCTTTCTCTTCTTTCCTTTTACAAGGTTATCCACTCTTTCTGCAGTGTACATTGTGTCTGTTAGGATATCGAAGAACCCTCCAACAAATATGAATGCTAATGCAAAAAGTATTAGGTTAAATTCTCTTACCTGCTGTGCTATTGCTACTGCTATTAATACTATGTAACTAACTCTTAACTTTCTGAAAAATACTACTGCTGACTTTAACATTGACTTTCCCTCTTTTCTCTTCTTTTTTTTTCTAGTAATTCTCTTATATCTTCGTTTCTGTACTTATCTATAAAAGCTGGTATTGAATCGGCTATGATACAAACCTTGTCGCTAAATCTTAGCTGGTCTATGAATCCGAACTCTGCTAATTCTCTTGTGACATAAGTTCCTGCGTTTAGTCTTTTCCGCGCTTCCTTAATGGATATTAACTCGTTTGAATTGCCCTGTATCCCTTTTAGAATCTCTTTTAGTATGCTTAATATCTCTAGTGCCATTTGCTTCACCTCCTAACTATTAAGGAATTTGTTAATGAAGTATGTTTGACCTTTTCCTGTTATCTTTGTCGTACGACTTAACCTAACTGTTCCGTCTGGGTTATTAATTACTGTTTCTTTTATCTCCATTAACCCTAAATTCATGCTTTTCTGAGTTGGTAGGTTTTTATCTGCCCCTTGCTTTATTAGGTAGCCACCTTCTCTTAAATGTGCGAACAGTCTTTTCTCTCCTATGTCTACTCCATTTTGTTTAATCAACTTCGCCAGCTCTCTTATAAGTATTGACTGACTGCTAGAAGCGACTGCCTCGGCAAATATTGCTTTAGGCTTCATTGCTTCGTTCTGTTCCTGTAATAGCTTATTTCTTTGCTTTTCTTCTTTTAGCTGGGTTGCAACTTGTATGAGCAGGTCGGGGTTATCTAACAACTCCTCTGTTGCATACATTCCGTGTTTTCTTATAGTTGGTAACACATCACTCGTGACCCATTCACTAAACCTTTCTGCCTGTGGTTTTCTGCTTTGGAATATTAACTTGTATAAATTAGATTCATTTATAAAATCTGCTTTCTGTGTTCTGCCTAATGAATCTATGACCTCATTAATAATGACCCCATCTTTTTTTAATCTTGTTTTTGCTTGACTAGGATTTCCTATTCCAAGAACTGTGCATACATCTTTTAACATTACAAATGGTTCTCCATTAACTGCTACTGTTCTTATTTCTCCAAATTCAGCAGAACTAAATATTTCTACATTTATTGTATTTATTGCTTCACCTGTAACAGGAACTATATCTGCTATTGTCATTTTTTACTCCTCCTTTTTCTTAACTCTCAGTTAAGTTTTTAATCAAAAAAAATTTTGATTTTTTCTTCATCTGTTAATCCTAAATAGTCTGATAACACTCTTATTTCTTCAAGATAAAATCTTGTTTCTCCGTTCATTTTACTACTAACTGTAGTAGTTGAAACACCTAGTATTTCAGCTACTTTATTATAGGATAATCGCTTTTCCCTTAATTTTCCTTTTAATTTATCTAAGTTCAAGGTAATTTCTCCTTTCTCTTTTCTTAACTCTCAGTTAAGTTTCTATATTTATATAATAATATATGTCGTGGAAAAAATCAATACTTTCAGTAAAGTTTTTTTAAATATTTTTTTAGAAAACTTGTATATTAATCAATTTTATTATAAAATCTAATTAAAAGGAGGTATTGAAAAAATGAATGAAAATACTAGTAAGATTGGCAACAATAAAGAAGTTGGAAATAAGATATTTTCAGCTAGAAAAAAAGCTAATATGTCACGTGCTGAACTGGGGACTAAATTAGGCATACACGAAGTTACTGTAAAAAAATATGAAGACGGAGATATAAAAGCATTAGATATAAACAAGTTAAAAGAGTTTGCTAATGCATTAGATATTCCTTTTACATATTTAATAGGACTTGAAACTGAAGAATACACTCCAACTGTTAAACTTCCTATTCTTGGATCTGTTAGAGCTGGTATAGGTGGTTTTGCATATGAAGAACAAATCGGTTATGAAGAAGCATATATGCCAAATTGTGACCCCGAAACTCACTTCTATTTAAAGGTTAAAGGTGATAGTATGCAACCTAGAATATCTGAAGGCGATTTAGCATTAGTTAAAAGACAATCTGATGTTGAATCAGGCGACCTAGCAATAGTACTTGTCAATGGAGATGAAGGAGTTATAAAAAAGGTAATAAAGAAAGAAAATTCAATAGAGCTACATTCGTTTAATATGTATTATCCTCCGCGTGTATTTGAAGGAAGAGAAATGGAAAAAGTTACGATATTAGGTAAAGTTATTAGAATAATGTCAACTTGGTAAAAATAAAATTAATATAGAGGTGATTTATTATGGATTTCTCAGATAAAATCAAACAATTTTCTAAAAGAATTGAAACATTAAAAGGTAACTTAGAAACAGAGGAAGCGACTAAAACTGCTCTTATAATGCCACTATTCCAAATGCTAGAATATGACGTGTTCAATCCTCTTGAATTTGTACCAGAGTTCACTGCTGATGTTGGAACTAAGAAAGGTGAAAAAGTAGACTACGCAATACTACAGGACGGAAAGCCTGTCATATTAATAGAAGCTAAAGGAGTTAATGACAAGTTAACTAACCACGACGCACAGCTATTTAGATATTTCACAGCAACAGAAGCAAAATTTGCGATACTTACAAATGGTATAGTATATAAATTCTTTACGGATCTAGAAGAGAAAAACAAAATGGACGAAATGCCATTCCTTGAATTAAATCTTTTAGATATAGACGATTTCAAAATTGCTGAACTAAAGAAATTCTCTAAACAAACATTTGACATTGATACCATATTCAGTACTGCCAGCGAATTAAAATATACTAAATTAATAAAAGACTATCTTAATAAAGAAATGCAAGCGCCAGATGACGACTTTGTAAGATTTATAATTAGCAGCTTCTATAATGGAGTTAAGACACAAAATGTTGTAGATAGATTCAGACCTATAGTTAAAAAATCTTTAAACCAGTTTGTTTCTGACTTTATGAACGATAAAATTAAAACACTTTTAAATGAAAATAACGATACTGAAGAAGTTGAAGAAAGTGAAATAGTTGAACCTGTAGAGGTATCTGAAAATGGAATAGTTACAACTAAAGAAGAATTAGAAGCATTTGAAATAGTTAAAGAAATACTTTCAGAGGTGGTAGAGCCTGCTGACATAACTTATAAAGACGTTCAAACATACTTCGGTGTTCTATACAAAGGAAATATAAGAAAATGGATATGCCGTCTATACTTGGATAAAAAGAAAAGTATAGTTATATCAGACGACGACAAGAATGAAGTTAGATACTATATAGATAATATAGAAGATATTAAACAGTATGCAGATGAATTAAAAAATTCTGTTAAAAAGTACAAATAAAAAAGAGCCTTCCTCAGACTCTTTTTCCCAGCTATTTCTAAAATAGTTTATCAAATATAAAAATTAATGAAAGGGGTATTTTAAATACGCCCAAAAATCTACTGTAATTAAATTATAACACAAGTTTATAGAAAATAATTGGCGACCTTTTCGCCTTTTATTTTTAACTATAAAAAGAACATATGTTTGTATTAATTTTAAAAAATAAGAAAGGAGTGTTGAAAAATGGGTAGTCTAAGAAAAAAAGGTGATAGGTGGTATTTCTCTGTAGAATTGCCTGCAGAAAACGGAAAAAGAAAAAGAGTTGAAAGAGCTGGTGGAAAAACTAAAAAAGAAGCAATGGAGAAAATGAAAATATTCGAAGCTGAAGTTTTGAAATTCGGCTATAAAGAAGAAAGTAAAATGACATTTTCAGAATTAGCTAATGTTTGGATTGAAAAATACACAAAAATTAATTGCAAGGATACTACAGTTGAAGTTTACGAAAGGATTATAAGGTTACATATTGCGCCTAAAATAGGCAAATACAAACTTGTAGATATTAGACCTAGTGTTATAAACGACTTTTATAACAGTCTAAAGAAAGAAGAGTACAAATATTACGTTGCACACCTAATAAAAAATGTGCTACATAGTTGCTTGAATTTTGCAGTATTCCCAATGGAATTAATTCATTCAAATCCTTGTGATACTGTTAAATTCCCTAAATTTGAAAAAAGTTTAGAAGAAAAATACATAATCAAACGCGAAGATCTAGAATTAATATTAGAAAAAGGAGCACGTTGGTACAACTTTAATGAAATGTGTATTCTGCTATTTAATACAGGACTTCGTATTTCCGAAGCTTTGGCGCTACAATGGGAGGACATAGATTTTACAGAAAAAGTAATCCACATTAGAAATAATTTAATAACTAAGAAAAATCATTACTTCGAGCTAAGTACACCAAAAACTAGAAATTCTGTGCGTGATATCTACTTTAATGAAGAAGTTGAAAAAGTATTCAAATCACTTAGAAAGAAACAGAGTGAAAATCGTTTATATTATGGAAAGTATTACAAACAACTAGAATATGACTTTGTATTCACTGCACCAGAGGGGACTATATTAACACGAAATACTTATGCAAATAAAGCTAATACTCTTTCTAAAAAAGGCTGCATAAAATTCACTATGCACAGTTTCCGACACACTCACGCAACTATGCTTTTACAAGCTGGGGCAAATATAAAAGACGTGCAGGCGCGTTTAGGTCATTCTGATATAACTACAACTATGAATATCTATGTGCAGGCTACAGAAGAATCTAAAAAAGACGCACTTAAAAAATTCGACGAATACATAAAAACTTCCAACATTTAGCTCCAATGTCGGAAAAATGTTGGAAGTATTAAAAACTAGATTAATTAAACATTGAAATTTCAACACTTATTGAAGATAATTACATAAGTAAAGA